TAGTTCATCAAATATTGTGAGTTCTTCTTCAACGTCTCCGCCATCCAAAGTCGAAGTCAAAACGCTCTGTTTGTTCTGGATGATTTGTGACAACTTCTCTTCAATCGTATCAGCGGCAATCATGTAGAAACATCTTGCCGTGTTGCGTTGTCCGATTCTGTGAATTCTATCTTCGGCTTGCGAATGCTCCGATGGAGTCCACCCAAGTTCAGCAAACAAAAGAGTGCTTGCAGAAGTTAAAGTCAACCCAACACCAGCGGCTTGGATGTTACCAATGAATAATCGTGTTGACTTGTCTTTCTGAAACTTATCAACCGCAAGTTGTCTATCTTTGGATTTGGTTTCACCCGTGATCGAAACCGATTTTGGAAACTCTTGTTGCAGTCTCTCAATGATCTTCTTGTGGATTCCAAACACAACCAACTTTTCATTTGTCTCGAACATGAAATCTTTGATCCAATCAACCACCGCTTCAATTTTCAATTCGGCGGCAAGTCGTTTCAGGTATCCCATGCGAACCAATCGTTCAGCGGCTTCGGCTCTCTTGGCTTTTCCAATGTTGAACTTTGAAAGCCATGCAATCAAATCGGTTTCGGCCTCATCGTATTCTTTGCGGTTTGATATTGGAATTGTAATTACGTTTCTTGATTTCTCTGGCAAGTCTTGAAGAACATCCATCTTCTTTCGTCGAATCATCATGGTTGAGGTCAACTTTTCGTGAAGCTCATCGAGGTTTTTGGCTCCCTTGAAATCCCAACCCCAACGATTTTTCTTTGCATCACAATATCGATGAGCGTAAGGCATAAACGATTTGAATTTGTCTGGTCTGAGTAGATTCAAAACCGGAAACAATTCACTTGGTCGATTAGTCAACGGAGTTCCAGAGATTGCAATCACTTCATCAATGTTCTTGGCAAGAGCTTGAACCGCTCTCGTTCTTTTTGCTTTTCTGTTTTTGATGTAATGACATTCATCAAGAATCAAAAGAGTTGGTTTGAACTTTTTGAGATGATCAACCCAGTAAGATAGAACTTCATAATTGATGATAATGAATCGATTGCGTTTGAATCCCGCTCTGGTTGGTGGCTTGCGTCCCTCAACAATCATTGATGATTGTTTGATATGGTTGGCGGCTTCTCGTGCCCAGTTGAATTTCAGTGAAGCAGGACAAACAACAATCGTTGTTCCTTTCTTGTTACGCTTGTGGTAATAGAGAGCTTGAATTGTTTTGCCCAGTCCCATTTCATCAGCAAGCAAAGCACGACCGTTAAACCCTTCCATCATCTTCACGCCGGTTTTCTGATATGGATATAACTTTGTCATCGTTTAACCTTTGTTGATTGCGTTGCTGATCTCTTGGAATGCAATTGAACAACGCTTTGAACTCCAACCGCTGTTCATCAACTCCGCTCGAATCTCTTGTTGTCCCTTGCGGAAACTTGGTTCATACTCATTCGCCAGACATAACTTCACAACAACAGAAGCATCTTCCGAAAGTCTCATCAACTTGATGAAATCATCAATATCAAAATCAGTGATCTGAATTGATGTGCAACAATCCAGAGCTTCAGAATCTTCACGCTTGAGAAGTTCATTCCGCTTCAATTCTTTTCTTCTGGAATCCATGAGACGAAACCAGATTGTGTTTCTAACGTACGTTGAAAACTTTGCACCTTTGGATTCATCAAACTTCTGGCAAGCTGTCAGAAAGTGTTCCTGAGCTTCTGAGAAGCAGTCTTCAAAATCCTTCCCGTATTGTTTGCTGAACTCTCTGCAAGTTTTGAGAATGAGTTTCTCAACTTCTGCAAATCTTTCTGTGATTGTTGGCGTTGGCATTTTTACGTTCTCCGTGATTGAATGATTTTCTTTAGTATAACATAGACAACACATGTTGTCAACATGAATAAAAAAGAGCGACTCACCGAATCCGTTCGATGAGCCGCCAAAGTTTTAGTTGAGTCCGATCACATCAACAACTTGATCAGATGTTGGAATCGTGGTTGGCAACAACTCACGAAATCGGTTCATCTGTTCCATCTGTTGTTGTGCTGGATTCTTTTTCACGATGTAAGTGAAAGCATTCAGCAAAGCCCAACTTGTGCCTCTTCCGTGTTCAGCGAAAGTTGGCTTTCGGTACTCTTTATCAACTGCTCCGATTCGGCTGAATGGCATCAAGCGTTGTCGGCCTGCTTCCATCAAAATCTGATCGGATTGTTCGTTGCTGATTTCGGTTTCTCGAAGAGCTTGAACAGTCTCTTGAATCAGTGAAGCACGAGTTTGGTATTGGTTCAAACTTTCGTTGATTTCGTCGCTCAAGCTGAAGCCGCTTGTGTGCTTCTTCTGCATCACGATCTCACCAGTTGCCATTCCGTTGTTACAAACTTGAACAACTGCACCGACAACCATCTTCAAAGATTTTCGCATAGCGTTGGAAGTGACGAAGCCAAGAGACAAATCCATTCCTTCGGGAGTTTCGACGTTTGGCAATCGTAGCTTGAAAGCTCCGGCCAAGTCTGCACGATCTTTCGAAAGACTGAATCGTGATTCGGTGATTGACCAACCACGATTTGAAATCTGTTGAGAGATCACATCGACCAATCGACCGTGTTGAATCCCCTGCCAGTAGGCACCAGCTTTTTCAGGCTTATCGAGTGGGATGGTTCGCAAGTCTTCAACTTTAGTATTTGCACCGTAAACTGTAATCATTGATAGAGTTCCTTTTTTGTTTTAAGAAAATGTTGAGTGTTTAATTATTATCGAGTTGATATTTTTTTGAAATGAGCAGTTTCAAAACTTGCTCAGGTTTTTAATTGTTTACATTTCAACTATGTAAGAATCAGCAATCATTTCAATGGCTTGAGCTTCAGTTAATTCTTCACGATTGAATTCTTTGCTACGAATTGAAAATGTTCCTTCGATGAATTCAAGATCAAGAACACCGTGTTTGGTGTTACAAATGCTCATCATCTTTTCTTCTTTTGCAGTTTGAACGTCTTCGGTTGCGTATTCGATTAACATGTTTTTGATTTCTGCTTGATTCATCTTTTTTGCTTTCGTGTTTGAGTAATGTTTAATTCTTATATAGTTAATATATCGGAGGGATAAGAGTTTTGCAATAGCTAATCTGCAATTTTTTTGCTTTTCTTTTGGATGTTGTAAGCGTTGTATTCAAACGTGATTTTTGTTACTTTCAAATAAACAGAAAGTAAAGGTGACGGAATGCCAAAATCAGTTTGGAAAGATGAAAATTATATTCTTGCCTATGAGCTTGCCAAATCTGGAATGAGTGAAATCAAGATGGCTCAGTCGCTTGGAGTCTCAACCGTAACACTTCGAAAATGGAAATCAGAAAAGCCTGCTTTGAAGTTTGCGATTGATAGAGCCAAGAGCGATCAAACGCCAATGGCAACCGCTCAAAATTTCCACGAATACATCTATCAAAAATTGCCTCAAGAGCTTCGTTCGATCTGGCATGAAATCCAAGATGTTGAACACAAAGAGAACGCAATCGAAAGAACTGAAGCATTGTTGAAGGGAGCCGGAAAGCGTGGGAGGCAACATTTGTTTCTTCATGCTTTGGTCACTTCCAATTTCAATGTGAGTCGTGCTTGCTCCATGATGAACATGAGCCGAAAGACTTTCGAAAATTGGGTGACTCATGAACCTGAGTTCGGTGAACTCATGAACGAAATTCATGAACACAAAAAGAACTTCTTTGAAGCCGCTCTTGTCGGATTGGTTGCGAGTGGTGATTCATCGGCAACCATTTTTGTGAATAAGACTTTTAACAAAGACAGAGGATATAACGACAAGATAGAATTAAGCGTAGAGGGTTCCGTACAACATGAACATGTTCACGCCCATATTTCAGTTGATGAATTGGATTTGAGTTTAGAAGTGAAGCGTGAAATATTGCAGGCGATCAGATTGAGAAACAGACAGAATGACACAACCAAAATCTCGGTCAATTAAACGATGTCCGTTTTGTGCTTGTGAATTTTGTGACGTTGATCACGATCACAAAACTCATTGGATGTTTTGTTTGTTCTGTTCAATGAGCGGCCCAGAAGGTGAGTATTTTGGAGACGCAATTTCGAAATGGAACAAAAGAAAAATGATCAATCGAATTGCTGGAATAGATTTTGGAAATTCAGACGGCCAAGAACATTTGAAACCATTTTGCTTGAGAGCTTGCCCGTTTTGTGGTGAGGCTGGTGAAGGACTTGAGATCATGGGAGAGAAGGCAGCAGAGGTTTTCTGGTGTTCTTGCAACACTTGCGGCACTGATGGCCCGTATGCTTACGAAAAGAAAATTGCAGTTCGTCTTTGGAACAGACGAATTCGAATAAATAGACAATTAGAAAATTAGTTATCTCGATAATCAAGGAGAAGAGATCATGCCAAAAGTAGGCGGAAAGAAATATCCGTACACAAAAGCGGGTAAAGCGGCGGCAAAGAAAGCCAAAGCCAAGACAACCAAAAAGAAGAAACGAAAATGATGTTTGAACACTCATATTCAGAAGCCGATGAAACCAATGTTCCATCGGCTTCTTCTTATGATCCCGTAAACGTCCCGCTTCACTACAATCACGGAAAGATTGAAGTCATCAATGTCATCATGGCATTGGGCTTTGATAATTGTGAAGGGAATGTTTCCAAATATGTGATGCGTCATCGGTTCAAAAACGGAATCGAAGATATTGAAAAGTCTATTCGATACGTACAACTCATGATTGATAATCATGATGATTGGTATGATGAGGCTCAATTTCTATCTGAGCAAGATCAGCAAACCAAACGTGAAGAGGCGATTCACTATTGTATTCTTTTGAATCTGAATCATTTGGAAACTGAATGTGTCTTGCTTATACAGAAACATAAATTCACAAACAAGATTGAATCTCTTTATGAGTGTGAATCAAATCTGAAAATGATCTTGAAGAACTACAGACAATGGTACGATTGATGAAAGCTCACCAACGGTTGATGAGAGAGCATTTTCAGAAAGTCGAAGCGGATCAGAATCTGTTTGGTGCTTGGTGGGAATCCATCGATACCGATATTAAAAAAGCCGAAGTCAAACCCATTGATCGTAAAACGGCAAAGCTCATTGTTGAAAAATATGAGTGGCTTGGTTGTATGCCTGCAATCGTCAAATATTGTTTTGGCATCTTTTGGGAAGGTATTTGTGGCGGTGTTGTCTGCTATTCTCCAGAGTACATAGAGAATCTTGGACGGTGGGACAAATACGATTTCACGGGTAAGATCATTCTTCTTTCCCGTGGTGTTTGTATCCATTGGGCACATCCACATTCAGCCAGTAAACTCATAACCTCATCCATCAAAATGCTTCCGGAGAAATACAAAATCATCACTGCAACCGTTGATGATTTGGCCGGTGAGATAGGAACAATCTATCAAGCATGTAACTTTCATTATGTCGGATCAATGAGAGACGCAAACCCAAACGTGAGCAGCCGAAAGGGTGACAGAGATGGATGGATGATCAATGGGAAGTTGTACGGTTCCAGAGCCATGAGAGCCAAATTTGGAACCACCAAATTGGAAGAGATAAAGAAACATCATCCAAATGTTGAGAAGGTAAAACAGAATTCAAAGGGAAGATATTTTTTATTCAGAGGAAGTAAAAAGGAAAGAGCATATCATAAAAAGCAAATCGAACATTTGTTGAAACCGTATCCGAAAAGGGAAGTCAATTGAATCCGTCATTCAGTGAAGTTGATCTTGTGCGATCCATCACCAAACAATCGTTCTTTGAATTCCTCAAAGAGTTTTGGGATGTCATCATTCCAGAAGACCCCGTTTGGAATTGGCATGTTGAATATTTGTGCAATGAACTTCAAGAAGTGGCGGAAAGAGTCTTTGCAGGAAAACCCAAAGACTACGATTTGATCATTAACATTTCACCAGCATCAACCAAATCAACCATTGCTTCAGTTGCGTTCCCTGCTTGGACTTGGACACGAATGCAAACAGCTAGACACATTTGCGGAAGTCATGCTTTCGATTTGGGAATGGACTTATCCAGAAAATGCAGAGACATCATTGCAACTCAAGATAGAGTAGATTCGAAGCCGTCATTCTCTGCATGTTTTCC